TCCTCGTAGCCCGTGTGCAGTGCCCGGTACGTGTTGCTCTTGGCGAAGATGCGCAGCATCATCCTGGTCGTGTCGTCCAGCCAGAGCTTGACCGCGGCCTGCTTGTTGAGCTGCGCGTCAGGCGTGGCCAGCTTGAACCAGGGGCGGGCCGGGCTGGTCATGCCGGCCATCATCCCGGCAGCCAGCACGCGCGCGGCGCGGGTGCCGGTGTTGTCCAGGATGTTGTTGTGCCGCTTCTGGCCCCGGTTGCGATCCTGGACGAAGAATCGCCCCGACCTGGGCAGGATGTTCGTGCTCAGTTCGGACCAGTGGGGAATCCAGGTTGCGCGCTCGGTCTTGAGCTCGCCCCAGCGGATCAGGTGGCGGTTGCGGCTGTCCATCAGCCCCCCAGCAGCGTGTTCTTGCCAAGCAGCAGCTGGCTGGTGTCGATGCCGCCCGGGCCGGTGAGCGACGCCCCGCCGCCGGACTGCTTCTGCGTGTTGCCCAGCAACATGGCCGCAATGTCCGGGGTCTTGGCGTTGGCCTTGTTGTTCGCCTGGTCGGCCTGGTCCGCGGCCTTGTTGGCCTGGGCGGTGGCCTGCTTCTGCGCGCTGCGCTGCTGCTGGTTGGCCTTGTTGGCCTGATACCCCTGGTATGTCGTGGCCGCTACAGCGGCGGTTACTGCCCAAGCGGTCGCGGAAATTCCCAGGCTCATGCCAGCACCTCGCGGGTTTCGTGTTCGATCACTGCGCGACGGGTCTGCAGCATGTGCGCCTCGTCGGTCATCTCGTCTTCGATGGCCTGCAGGTTGTCCAGGTCGGTGCGCCAGATGGTCGACCAGTAGGTGTCAGCCAGGGCGACCCCGGCCCGCTTGTAGCCCTTGGCGGCCGGCAGCACGTGGTAGCCGGTCAGGCGCTGCGGCCCCTGATCCGTGGTCACCACGATGTCGCCCGACACCGTGCAAAGGTTGTCCAGGTTGGTCTGGGCACCGGTCAGCAGCGTGCCGGCCGGGATCAGGATCGTGCGGATGCACATGCCGCCGTGCACGATCATGGTCGTCTGCAGGTCGACCTGGGGCAGGTCAAGCAGGGGCGCTTCGATCTCGCGCACGGTGTCGGGGTCCGGCATCCCGCGAAGCAGGGCCAGCACGTGATCGGGCAAAACGGTGTCGAGCGCATCCATGCGGCCAATGTCAAGCGACGGGGCCGGGGTAAGCGCACGCCTTCCCGGGCCGGGCCAGGTTCGATCAGGCGTAAGGGTCGTGTGTGAGTCGAGCGGTGCGTGCCCGTGCGGGCGCGCTTTCCGGGGGCGCCGCGTACTCGGGCACCTCTTGCGCGAAGGTCAGGGCCAGGGCGTCGGCGTCGTCGGGGCTGGCCAGGCCGCGCTTTTTCATGTCCTCTTTGCGCTCCAGCTGGATCTGGTCCTTGAGCGTGAAGCAGTATTCGACGCTGGTCAGGTCCGTGGCCAGTTGTTCGTCGCTCTCGATGCAGCCCACGTCCAGCCAGTCGCGCATGCGGGCCCACATCTCGGCGCGCTTGTTCAGGTACTTGCGTGCGTCCGTGGCCGCACCGCCGAACTGCACCTCGACCACGTCGAAGCCAAGCTGGCGCAGCCGGTCGACCACGCCGCCGCCCACGCCGCCGCCGTCGACGAACACCACGACCCGCAGGCCCAGCCCCTTGAGGTAGTTCACGTGCTCGGCCACCTTGCCCGCCAGGGTCATGGTGTCGACCTCACGGAACCGCTTGGGTGCGATGCTGCGCGCGTCACGGCCCACGCGGGTCCGAATCACGGACTGGTCGTCGCCAAATCGCGCCACATCGACGCCGACAGCCGCGGTGCGGCCCACCCATCGGGTCGCCTCCGTTTGCCTCTTGGCGGCCCCATCCACGGCCACGCGGGGGATGAACTGCAGGCTGGACGCGTTGGGGAAGACGCCGCGCACCCGGACCTTCACGAAATCGGAGTCCTCGCCGTAGTCCTCGACCCACTTGTCCAGCAGGGCCTTGTTCGTGATCTGGACGCTGCGGCTGTCGATCTGGCGGGTCTTCCACCGGTGTCGTTGCTTGCCGAAGCACTCGGCGAACGCGCCCGTGTTGCGGGTCGGGTTGCCGAAGACGAAGTGCATGGGCTCGCCGTCGGTCTTGCCGCCCTCGGCCACCTCCCAGATCTTGGCCGGGATGGCGCTGGCCTCGTCGAACAGGTACCTGGGTGTGGAGCTCGCAGCGTGCAGGCCTGCGAACGACTCGCTGTTCTCCTCGCGACTGGTCTGGGCATCCACGCGCCACGATTCGGGGTGCTGGTTGTGCACGAGGCGCATGGCCCCCTTGCCCGTGGTCACCGTGAACCAGTGGCCCGTCACGCACTTGGAGAGCCAGGAGGCCACCCCGGCCCAGGTTTTCGAGGCCAGCTGTTCGCCGGTGTTGGCCGTCACCACGCCCTTGCTGTGTGGCCGGGTCGACATGATCCACAGCGTGAGCCAGGCGGCCATGGCCGACTTGCCGATGCCGTGGCCTGAGCTGATCGCGTACTGGATGGGCTCGACTGCGCGCACACCGTCGAAGCCCCGGGCTCGCACGTCCTGGCCGATGGCCTCCAGGGTCTCGCAGGCCCACAGGTCGGGCCCGTAATCGCTGTCGTACTGGATGCGGTAGGCGTCGGGCAGCTTGACGACCTGCAGGGCCGGGTCGGTGTCCCAGGGGAAGGCGTACATGACGAACCCAAGGGGATCGTCGTAGAACCTGGCCATGTCCTCGGCCAGCATCTGGTCGAGGTTGTCAGCCACCGGAACGCTTGCGGGCCGCAAGGATGGTCTGCGCCACGTCGATCGCGCCGCTGTGCTCCACCTGCTGCTTGTCGCCGTACCTCTTCGGGGCGAGCTTGGAGAGGTACCACTTGCGAGCGTCCACCTGCAGCCTGCGGTGCTCGACCATGTCGCCCTCGGTGATCTCCAGGCCCGTGGCCTTGCTCACGGACTTGGTGCCGATCTGGGGCGTGTCCGCGATGGCCACGAGCTCATCGGCCATCGCGTCAAGGCCCATGTCTCTTGCGCGAGCGTATTGCGCCGCAAAGCCCTGTACGTCGTCGACCACCCAGCGGCGCACCGTGACCTCGGGAGGCATCCCCTCCTCGCGGCAAACGGCCCGCAACGACAAACCTGCAGCCAGTTGCGCGCAGATCTTGTCGGCCAGTTCAGCGGTGAAAGTCGAAGGGCGTCCCATGCCCCGCACTCTCGCGCCGCGACCAGGGGTTAAGCGCACACCTCCCGGAACCCCACCGGCGTCTGGGCCCGCTTGCGCCCCGCCACGATGTCCCGCGCGTGGCGCACCGAGATCTCGAACTTCGCCGCCAGCTTGCGCCACGACACCCCAGCGGCGCGAAGCTCGACCAGCAGAAACACCTCGTGGTCGGTCAACCGCGCCCGCTGATGGCCTTGCCCGATCCGCAGGCCGTGGTCGTTGATCGCCACCGTGCGCTTCACTGGGCCTCGCGCATGTCGTCCGGGCAACCGTCGCGATATTCGGCCAGGTTCAGCAAGGTGCGGTGCACCACCTGGGGGTCGCACCCGTCGCGCACGATCATCTGCACCGCCGTGATGAAGGCCAGTGTTTTGCGTGTCTCGAAATCCACCCTGCGGCAGTCCGCGAAACAAGCCCCCACCGATCGGGCGTAAGCGCCGCTGAGCCCCCGCACATCGGGCCACGGCACCAACGCCACGTGGGCCCCGCCTGGCGTCCAGCACAGCATCGTGTTGGTGAAGTCCATTTTTAGCCTTTCCATCTGTTTCTGCAAATTTTGCGGATACGTTGTTTTTTACTTGCTCAAACGTGCGATTTTTTACTGTTCCCCTTGTTCCCCTTTGTACCCCCCCAGCGGTAACCTTTCCCCGGGGCTCTGTATCTATTGCGCGCGTGTAGTTGGGGAACAAGGGGAACAAGGGGAACAAGGGGAACACGCTCTAGGAAAAAACATGTTCCCCTTTGTGTTCCCCTTCCTAGTTATCCACAGGAAGGGGAACACGGTACGCCCACTGCACCCCGGCATCCGTGCGAACTTTTGCGCGTTCGTAGCCGAGACCTCGAAGAACATCCCCGATCCGCGTTTGTTCGCGCCTTCCCGCATCCTTCGGGCTGACGCCAAGTGCTTCTTGCAACACGTCGCAAGCACGCAAAAATTTCCGCTCTCGTGGGCTGGCGCCATCAAAAGCACGTTCGTCAAGCCAACGAGCCACCACGTCTTCCCACCCGTCACGGACCATGTGCTCTTGGTGGATAGGGGCGGCAAGGGCCTCCG